GATACCCGGGGTACACTATGAGCAGAGCCAAATATAGCGCCCCCCCGCAGGGGGGCAGAAAAGGAAGATTAAGATGAAAAGTATGGGGTACGAAAGAATCCAGCTCAGCGACGGCGCTGAGCTGGATTTCGAGGGGGCAGGACTGTATGTCTGCCGCCCTCAAAGGTCCGCAAACGATGAGTGGATGCGTTGGGTGAAGGTGCCCGACGCATCCACGGAGAGCGAATACGCAGTCTGGGTAGTCAGTATTGCGTCGGCGAACGCAATACTGACTAAAGCCTGATAACGTCCGTCTGACAAACTGCCCGGCTCCGAGGCATCGTATCGGGCAAGGAGAATCATGATGATTAAGTTTTTGACCGACAATGTGTGTATTGAGTGGAGTGTTGCGACGCTGCCGCCCCATTTGGCTATGCCGATAGGGAGCAGAGCCACAATTGTCGGAGCGCCACGACGGTACGACTACCGCCGCGACGTGGCGGATTGGTTGGCGGAAACGGGCGTCGCCGTTCTGGCGGACGCCCATTGGATGGGATATCCAACCCAGGATTGGCCCACGGATACGTGGGCGTATGCGTCCGTCTGCCGAATTGTCGGCAGACGGGTGCTGGTAACGACGCTACAGCGTACCTACTGGTACGCGCCGGAAGAGTTGACAGACTCTCTTCGGTAGTCGGCTTATCGCCCGGCTCCGAGGCATCGTATCGGGCAAGGAGAACGGTCATGAGCAATTGGCAGAATGAACTGAGCAGGGCGGCGCTAGACTACGCCGCCAAGCTAGACGGACCATACGCCCGGTCGCTGTTCGCGGCCGGGTACCGGCGCTATCACGCCGGGCAGGTCCGCAACAGCGTGAGATATCACGCGGCAGACCTGGCTCTCCTGCAGGAGGGCTGGGACTTCGCCAGGGGCGAACAGCAGTTCGCCGAGGCGATGTACGAGGATATCGAGAGCGAACGCCAGGCCTACGACGACCTGGCGGCCAGCACGCGCGGGTGCTGGTAGGGGGGCGATATGACAGACAGCATCTACAACGCGCTCTGCGCGGCGCAAGCGGAGTTCCCCGGAATTCCGCTAAATCGAGTGAACCCGCATTATCGGTCACGCTACGCCGATCTCGCGGGTATCCTGTCCGCAGTCCGACCGGCGCTGAACAAGCACGGTCTCTACCTGGCGTTCAACGCCAGCTTCGGCGAAGGCGCGTTAGAGGTGACCGCATGCGTCTACAACGACGCGGGCGAGCGCCACTGCGCCAGCGTCGCGTTGCCGTTGAGTCAGAATACGCCGCAGGGCGTCGGGTCTGTCCTGACGTACGGGCGGCGGTATGCGGTCGCGATGCTGCTAGGCATCGCGGCTGACGACGACGATGACGGCGAAACGTCAAAATCGCCCGTAGACGCACGCAAGCCTACGGCGACGCCTCTGCGTACCGCTACGGCGACAATCAACGCCGTAGCCGCCTCTACGCCCGCCACGAACGAAACTACGCCCCCGCCGAGCGCCAGCGAGCTGGACGTCATCGGAGCGTGGCGACAGCCCGCCGACGCCTACGCGTGGGCGGTCAGCGTAGGAGCGTGCCGGAACGAGTTTGAAGCGCGAAACTCGTTCCGGAAGATCGTGGACGACCACGGCGGCAAGTCCACGAAGGCGAACATCGGCGCAATCTACGTCGGGTTCTACCGACGGCAGATTGCGAAGATGGCCGCCGCCGCCCGTGACGCCGCGCCACCGGCCAAGCGTGAACTCGCCGTCGAGACTGACGGCGACGTACTGTTCGCATAACCCGCAACCCAGCCGCCCGTGCCCCGTGGCATCGTAACGGGGCAAGGAGATACTATGTCCCGTAGTCTATTCACGAACGAAGAACGTGATCTCCATATCAAGGATCACGCTGCTCGCATCGCCGAGATGGAGCGCTGGCGACGCAAGCAGGAAGATATCTACCTGCGCCGCCTCAGCGGGCGCGACCTCGACGACATCGGCCCGTGGCCGTCGCTTGAGGACGTGCCCGACGGACGCGACATCGTCGGCGGACCGGTGGCCGGGCTGACGCCAGTAGACGTGCCCGAGCCGGACTGGACGCAAGCGCCGGATGATGCGCAATGGTGGTCCATAGACGCCGACGGGCGAGAGTACTGGTGGACCGACCTGCGATATCGCCGCCGCCCGGCGCCGGACCCGCGCAGTATGGGATACTACGACGATGACGTGGAAGCGGACGCCATCCGCGGCTACACACCGTCACGCGTAGTCCGCATCATCACGGACCCCGCAGAACTCAGCGCAACCGTCCATGACGCCCATGTGGACGATGACGACCAGTACGATGACTTCAACGACGACCCGCTGACGTGGTAGAAAGACGTTGCCTATGCCGCACTACGAGCGCCCGAACCTTCCGGCGCTTGACGAGCTACTAACTCCACCCGCACAATCGCCAGACCCCCCTGCTGCCGCACCCCGCGTCGAGCAGGGGTTTGGTTTTGTGCTGACGGTGACGAATCTGTTCGTCACCGCTATCATCATCAGCGGCATGCTCATTGACGGGCAGTCGGTCACCGTCGCGATGGTGACGGGCGCGGCTTACTTCTTCCCGACGACCATCGTGTACGTGCTGGCGCTGACCGGCACGTTTACGGACGTGATCCGCGGCGGCCAGCGCGAGCGCACGGAGCGTCTGCGCATTGACGCGTACGCGGACCTCGCCGCACATGCGTTGACGTGGCGCATGGCCGTCGAGGACAATCGCCGCGCCGAACTCGCTGCATCCGCAACGCCGTCCGATTTGCAGCGCCGACTGGCGACGGTCGAGTACGAACTACTGCAACGCAACCTGCCCGCGCAGGATGCCGCCCCGACGTACGTGCCGCCCTACGATAACCGCCAGCGCGGGGCATTCGCCGCAGAGACTCAGCCCGCACGCGATACGACATCCGCTGAAGCGCTGGCCTGGGCGATGGCGCTATACGGCGATGACGGTCTGCCGGATCCGCGGCAGGTGCAGTTGTCGGGCGACGAATCGTCACGCGGCCGGTTGCGCGTGCCCGCCATCGGGAGCAAGCGCGGACCCGGCAGCGCCGACGCCCTGCGTTGGTTGCTGCAGAAACGCGTGCTGGTCAAGCTAGCCGGGGGCTATGCGTTGAACGTCGCCCTGTTCCCCCGCCGCGAGGAGTTGCGCTATGTGGAGTGACACCCCGTGGGTGGGTGGTAGGGCGGGTGTACACCTACCACCCACCCCCTAGCTCACGAAGTAAAACCCGCTTACGGCGTACTGGTCACCGGCGGCGATCTCAGTCACCGTCATCGTGTCGGTCGCCGCGTTGTTAATTGACATGTCAATCTGCCCGTAGGCATTGCCCGCCGAGATTGTAAACGTCAGCCCCACCACGGTCCCGGTATAGGTCATGTTGACCGACGCGATACGGATCGAGTTTTGCGTGTAATCCGCGTTGCTGGTGTTGGCTGAATACCACGGTAGGCTGATCCGCAACCAACCGCTCCCGCCGCTGACCGTCGCTACCTCTACGAACATGCTGAAGAACACGACGTTGCCGAGCTGCGTGTATTTGCCGACCTGCGTCGTGTAGGTGATGGTCGGGTTGCTGGTGCTGCCTGTGATGGCGGGCGTCCATGTGCCAGAGGCCTTGAACGCCACGCGCGACGCCGCTAGCCGTTTGTCCGGATCGTTGGTGTCCGAGGTGTCGCTGATGTGAAACATGTCCGCGTCAGCGGGCGTCGCCGCCAATTCGTTTAGGTCACGTACCGTTGTCATCGTCCCCCCCCTCGCGTACGAATCCGTCCTCTATCGCACGGATCACCCACCCGTCGGCGGGCGACGCATCATGCTCTTCCTGCAGATACGCCACGAACTCATTAAGCTCCCGCTGCGCCGCGTTCATGCCGTCCACCAACCGCTTCAGGCGTCGCTGTTGCGCCGCGCTCAGTCGCCGTTGCTCCATTATCCTAGCATCTCCGTTTCTGCTTGCGTGCGTAGGTTCTCCATAAATGCCAGCAGCGCGTCCCGTTGCTGCACGGTGATATGCGGTGTGAGGTTCCCCGTGCGGTATACGTCCGTTCCGTCGCTGAGCCAAACCTGCACCCGATACTGTGCGCTCGGTGCGGCGCTGCTAGTCGGGTCGGGACTCTCCAAGATCACCATCAACCGCCCGATACGTTCAGGCGTGCGTGTCGGTTCCGCGTCAAACGCCATAGCCTAGCTCCCCCAGTTCCCGATAGCGGCACGCCGCCACGTGTTCGTGGCCGTGCAGACGTAGATGTAGTTGGCGTCCCAGGCTATCTCCCCTGCGTTGCCGGACGCGCCCGAGGTGGCCGGAGTGTAGCTCGTGCGCACGCGGATGCTGTCGTCGGCCACGTCCAGCAGCACGGCAGGAGACCCCGTGCCGACGCCAACCTTGCCGTCGGATGCGACCGTAACGTGAGCGCTAGACGCTCCCCCTGCGGTCAACGTCACCGCACCCGACGCGTAGTCATTCAGCAGCGTTAGGTTGCCGCGCGTCGCGCCGTTGTATATGTATCCGTCGCCCGTCCCGACCGTCTTGTACGCCGTGGTCGAGCTGCTGTACTTGCCCATCTCGACCGTCGCTGAGTTGGCCGACACGCGCATGGCCGCGCCCGCGCCCGTGCCCGCCGTGGCGTTTTCGAGCTGCAGGTATTGGTACGAACTCGAGTCTTCCTGAACGTGCAGCGCATACGACGGCGACGCCGTGCCGATGCCCACCAGCCCGCCCGTTGTCACGGTCAGCAGCGGGCTACCGCCCACATCGGCATTGGCCGCGAGCTTCCACTTGTCACTGTCCGAGTTGTCAATGCCCGCCACCCAGCGCGTTCCGCCCGTCAGCAACCATTGCGCCACCGCATCGCCTGTACCGTCCTGCTCGATGGTCAGCCCCGCACCCGTGCCGGTCGCGGTTGTATCTTCGTAGACGTGCAGCGGTGAGGCGGGCGACGTCAGCGGGCTGAGACCGGTGATGGAATTAACAAGCAGAGCGTGGCTCAGAATGACCTGGCTGTCGGTCATGGTCAGGTTGCAACCATATCCTACCGCGCCGGGAACATCCAATATAACTGAGTTGCTTCCGCTCACTACGGCTACTCTACCCGCAAGTATAGTAGTGCTGGTAATGCCGTCGCTCTCTACCATGACCTCCAGGCCCGCAAGATAAGACCCGTACAAACCGACAACCAACTCACCCGCGCCCACGCGCACCGTGTTCTGCGCCCCCGATTTGTACAGCCATAGGTCAAGCGCATATTCGTCCGGGGTGGGAGTAGTATACGCAAACGAGAACAACCCGCCGGTCATTGTGCCGCTGCCGTCGCGGAAGCTATATCCGTAGACCGGGTCGTAGTCAGCCGGGGTTCCGAAGAATGTAGTCCACTGACCGCTACTGGCTTGCACCGACGCTCCGGTCGAATCTAGCCGTATTGTGCCGCCCCCCGCGTACAGCTTGCCGTCGGCGCTGCTCGCATACCATTGCGTTGTTGTGCCGTTCGTGCCGTACAGGTTCGTCCCGTCCCAGGCGATGGTCGCACCGCTGCTCCCGCCAAAATAGAAGCTGCCGCTGCTGTCTATGTACGTGCGCCATGCCGAACCGTTGAAGTAGCCCATGTGCCCCGACCCAAGGTACAGACCCGCACCCGCCGTCGTGACCGGTGTGGTCGGCGCGACAAATGACTTGACCGAACCGTTGCTGTTCAGTCCGGAGTAGGCGTACCCGGCGCCGCTTTTTTCGTTCGCGGTCACGCGCTTGTAGGTCGTGCCGTCGCTCACGTTGTCTAGGTTTTTGTTCGTGACCTGCCCTGTCGCGAGGTCTACGCTGTCCAACGTCGCCAGCGCACCGGCGTCGGCAAAGTCGGTGATGCTCCCGCCGACGATTGTAATCGCACCCTTGACCGTCAGCACGCCCTCGCTCTGGTCCCATTGCACGTAGTTGTCAGCCGACAACGATCCTATCAGCACGTCGCCCGTGCCCGCGTCGTGGGAGAAACTGGTCGTGGCAGCGTTGTCTACATCTAGTCCGATGCGCAACGATCCCTGGCTGTCTAACCGCACGGTCGGATTAGCCCCGTCCCAACTTTCGAGGTCCACTTTGAATAGCTTCAACTGCAGGTTGCTGGCGACGATGTATGGACTATCATTGTCGCTCAGGTCCGTACCGGCAATCAGCCCGTATTGTTCAATCCCGCTGATGCCGTCCACGCCCACGCCGTCGAGCCGCCCCAGCCGCACATGCGGGATCACGCTACCCGCTGCGCCCGTCCACGGTTCTGCGCCCGTGGTAAATACGTCCTGATACGGCGCATAGTTGAGGTCCGACGTCAGCATAATGCGCCCGTCGCCCTCTACGCCATAGCTCACCACACCCGACCCGGCGCGCAGCGTGGTCGCGGTCCCGCTGACGTAATCCACATAGTACTGATAGTACGTCACGCCGTCGCCGTCCGTCTGGCTGTACGCGCTGTTGACTACCATCCAGATGTCGTATACGTCCAACGTGCCCGCATCCACCCCCGCTAGCGTCTTGCAGCGTAGGATGTCGCCGGTGGCGAAGTACTGCGCATGTCCGCTCGGCGGGTCCTTGATGTTGATGCTGTTTTGGATCGTCGCCAGCGTTGCAGTGTCCGTGACACCGGCGCTTTTGAACTCGAGGTCGGCAGTGACGGTCGCGCTTTTTACCTGGTAATCCGGTGTATCCGTTGTTCCGGCAATTGTCGCGTCGTCCTTGAGGATGCCCGTTGTCGCCACAAACAACGTGCCGCCCGTGGCGTGAATCTCGTCCGCCACAAACACCGTCGCGTGTAACTCCCCGCGGAACCAACCGTTGTTGAACTCGACGTTGCCCGTCGGCGTAATCTGCCATCCGAGCAGACCCGATACAAATCCAGGGTTGCCGCTCTGCAGGTTGCCTACGCTGTCTAGGACAATCAGCTCCTGCCCCGCCGCGTTGTCTACGCGCCAGATCCGCGCCGTCTGCCCCGTGATTTGGCGCAACCGCTGCGTCACATCCGATGTAGTGGCGCTCTCTACCCACAACGCGGTCGAGCCGTCCGGCGTCTTGTTGATGCCGACGTTGTTGTACGCCGCGTCAACATACAGCACGTTCGTGTCTACCTGCAGGTTGCTTAGGTGCAACCCGCCCGTGCTGTTGCTCTTTAGCAGACTCTCTGTGCCCGCGCTCACGTCCGCACTGGCCGTGACTGCGTGGCTGTGCGATGCTCCGCTCAGCGCGTCGGTTGTGGCGTAGGTCAGCGTGGCCGGGGTGCCCAACCGCAGTGCGCCCGTCGCAAACTCCAACCCGGATGGCGACGCCAGGTTTACACGGATGTTGTTGGTGTCTTCCGTTAGCCCGTATGCGGTGTCAATCAGGTCGGTCACGTCTACCGACACCTGCTGACCGCTGAGGTCTATGCCGTCTCCGGCGGTCGCCTCGTCGTGGTGCGCGTCGGGGTCCGCTACGTGCGCCGACAAGTCCACGCCGTCAATTGTGACGCCGGATGACACGGCCAGATTGCCCGTCAGCGATCGTGTGCCGTTGGTCATGAGGAATTGCGGCGCTTGGTCATCATCGAGTGTGCCGGTATGCCACGTGGCGCTGTCGAGCGCGTGCTGCTCCAACGTGACGCTGCCGCCGACACCGCCCCCACCGCCCGCGTCGCCGCCAAAATTGTACTTGGCCAGATGCGGTAGCAGGTCCTTTGCCAGCGCGCTTAGCCTATCCCCGGTCGGTCGTGTCGCCATGTCTATCCCTGCTGTATCTTCGCCACATCATACGGGTCTGGCGCGTTGGCGGGCCGGTACGAGAGCTGCCCGCTGCGGTTGTCCCACTCGCACGATTCGACGTAAAACTCGAACGGATTCGCCAGGAAGTCCGGCAGACCGACCGCAGTCACGGTCAGCCATTGCCCCGCAATGCTGCGACCCGGCGGCACGGGCATCCCGCGTCCGTCGCGTACGATGCCGTCGCCGTCAATGGTGTACGACAGAGCGTGCGCGGCGATGTACGCCTGTTCCTCGATAATCACCGTGCGGGCAGGAATTACGTCCGCCACAAAACGCCGGTCGTTGTCGGTCCCCTGCTCCAGTAGACGGTTCGCCTCGTCCAACGCCAGGTCGTCGCCGTCCCGATACTGGTAGCTATCAATCCCCGCCGTCTGGCGGAGTATCACCTGGTCGAAGAACTGTCCGACGGTGTCTACCAGCGTCGCCAACTGCGTGCCGTTGTCTTCGCGGCCCCACACCTCGAACAGCATGTCGGCATCGGTCGGGCGCGTCTGCCATGCCGAGCCGTCGTATACCTTGAGGTTGCCGCGGCTGTACCCCAACGCTTCGCTGACGGCAATCTCGAAGTAGTTGTCGGGGTCATCCGACCCTGACCTGCTTATGGCGATCCAGTAGTCGGTCCCGTGTTCGATGGTGTAGCTATTGCCCGCGCTCCACGTGAATGATGTCCACGCGTAGTCGGCGGATACGTCCGCCCCCGCTACTGTGGCGACGGACCCCATGAGGTTCGTGCCGCTGGGCGAGCCGCTGCTGTCGGCCTGAATGGTCACCTGCACGTTGTCGGTCGGGCTACCTATCTTGCGTAGCTTGATCTTCACTTCACGCAACGGCCAGTCCGCGTCGTACAGCGTGGTGAATTTTTGCGCCATGTACTTTCCGTAGGCGGTGATGGTCACGGTCGCGGATGGTCCCTCGGTGACTAGCGGTTCCTCGACGACAATGTAGCCCATGCGCCGCAGGGTCACGGACGTACCGGCAGATTCTGCGCTGACCACCGCAGGGTCGATCTCGATGTGGTCGTAGTCGGTCCCGCCCCCGACGCCCTCCTCCTCGATGCTCTTGATGGTGTGCGGTCCGCTGTTGGCCGCGCTGCCGGTGATGACAATCGGGTCGGAGCGCTTGAATCCGTCAAACCCGTTGGCGCTGTCGCGCATGTCGTCAACCGTGGCGAACGAGATGGTTGACGCGGTATACACTAGCGTATCGTGCTTGCCGTTGCTGCTGATGGTCTTGACCGCGTTGTTGCCGCTGTTCGTGGCCCCGCTGATCTTGACCTTGTTGCCCGCCTCAAACCCGTGCTGTCCGCCCACGTTCCAGATTTTGCCGTCGGCGGCCATCAGCACGATGTTGGCCGACGTGACCCCGACGCCGAGCTGCTGGTCTGCGCCGCTGCCGGTGTTGTTGACCTCACGCCCGTCCTCGCGCTTGTAGTACCGCCATCCCAGGGTAGACCACCATCCTGCGCACGAGAGACGCGCCTCGACGGTCGAAGCGCCGCCCTCGCGTACGAACGGGACCGGCGCTTTGTACTTTTCCAGCAGGAGCGCAGCAAGGGCGTCCGCTTGCGTTTCGTCTAGACTGCTGCGGCTGTACAGTAGCTCACGCGCGCCGTAGCGTCCGCTGCTGAATGTATCCTCGACCCACGCGGTCGTGCTGCGCTGGTCAATGTTGTCTGCGTCACGGTAGGTATAGGCGACGGCCACGCGGTTGTACATGCCGTCTAGCGACAGGCCTATCTCGACCGTGCCCAGGTTAACCGCAACTTCGGCGATGTAGCCGGTCCACACGGGGACGCCGCCCGTCTCAGGTACGATGTCTACGCCGTAGCGTAGCCAGTCAAACAGACCGTACAGCGACCCGATTGGTCCGGTGACGGTAATCTCGGCTTCGTCCGGTCCCCCGGTTACCGACCACGACCACCGCTGCGGGATGACGGTACAGCCCGCAGGGGCGCGCACGGGCAGTTGCGCCCCGGCCGCGCCGCGGTCGTAGAAGTCTACGCTGAATGGCATGCTCATATCGTCAACCGCCGCGGCTTGTAGTCTGCCGTGACCAGCGCGGTGCGCGTCAGGTCGAACGCTCCGTTCTCGCCCATACTGGTGATGTACAGACGGTTAATCATGCCCGGATACAACCACAACGGTCCCCCGCGTGCGCTGTAGGTAGGTAGCTTGTCGCTTGACGTTTCGAGGTGGTAGACCTCGCCCTCCATATCGTCAATCACCACGTATTCGTTCTGCGCCAAGCTGTTTTCGGTGAACAGAATCTGCTTGACCCGACGCTCGGAGTTGACCGGCACGAACTGAATGTACTGCACGGTCGCAGACCACGATCCGGTGTAGCGGAAGCCCACGCCCAGATATAGGTCATCGTAGCCGGTGGTATAACCGCCCGGCGGCAGCGGCACCAGTCCCAGGTCTACGACCTCGGCGGCCACGTCTACCCACGCGCCCTCCCAGATGTGGAGCGCGGTGCTGGCCGACGAACCGCCCCATTGTACGTAGGGCACGGCTTGCGCCCCGCTGCCGGGGATGTCAATCACCATCAGCACGCGGCAGTATGCACCCAGGAATGCGTCGAGCCGTGCGGTGGCTATGTTCCAGTCAATGTCGGCGGTCAACCCGGTCGGGTTAGTCAGCGACAGCGAGCCGGTCGCAGCGCGACTCTCCGCGCCCGTCATCCACACGTCCGCAGTGGCGGGCGACCAGTAGACGTTGTTTTGCACCCACACGGTCGAGTAGAACTCCGATCCCGCCACGGTGTTCTTGATGCTCAGTTTGACCGGCGTAGGCAAACTGCCGTTGATCTGCGCCGCGGCAATCTGCACCCAATTGCTATCGTAGGTGTTGGTGATGCTAGCGCCCGACGTCGTGGCGCTCGTCGTGGCCGCACTGCTGACGGACAACGCTGTTGCGGAGGATGCGTCCTCTTCCCACCACGTCCGCCGCGTGATATGCAACCGCGCCTCGTAGCCGACGTTGGCGAAGACGGCCAACGCACTTTCGTCTAGCTCGAGGTTGCCGCCGATGACCTCGCTGCGCCAGTCATTCGTTTCGGCGTCTACTTTGAGATGCAAGTAGACGCGCGCTCCGGCGTGGTGCGCCTGTCGTTCACGCGCGCGGTGCAGCAGACGTTCGATGCTGCGTTGCACGTCCTGCAGCGCGCTCTTGCTAGCCGCATATAGGTATAGCTCCAACGTTTCGGTGACGAACGGATACCACGCTGTCCCGATCCACTCGCCGTCGCTGGCGCGGCCCGGTGCGGTCGGTTCCCCGCTGCGCGGTGTGTAGTTGACCAACATTGCGTTGGTAGACGCCAACTGTACGGTCGTGTCGCCGTCCGTCAGCCATGCGCTGTGCGCCATTACATGCGCCTCCGTTTGCGGTCAATTACGTCTGCGACTTGGTACGCCAAGCGCTGCACGTCGAGGTTGCTGGCGACCGTGGCGTTGACCACGACCGTCGCGCCTACCCTGCCGTCCATGCGGTCCGTCTCGTAGCGGTTATAAATGCGCGTCCCGCGCGGCAAGCTCAGGAGCTCCGGACCGCGCTCCCCGACCAGCGCCATACCGCCTAGCCAGAACCCGTCGCCGACGGCGCGCGGCGCCCACAACGCGTTCGGGTTACCGGCGTCTTTCCACGGACCTATCCCCCCCTGCCCGCCCCCCGCGCCAAACGTCCCGCCCCCGCCGCCACCCCCGCCGCCGCCGCCGCCGATGCCGATGCCCAGACCGCCAAGCAATCGCACGACCAAGTTGAGCGGGTCTGACCACCATGCCGGTTTGTGAATCGGCGGCCACGCGAACGTCGGATACTTTGGCCACGCGAACGGCGGCCACGTGAACGGCGGCCAATCGAATGTCGGGAAGTCCGGCCAATCGAACTCCCACGCCAGCAGACGGTCAATGTCCGCACGCAGGTAGCTCGCTCCGGTCGGCTCATACGTCGGGCGCAGTACGTCGGCTGTGGACAACGGCGTGTCCGGGATGTTGTCCCAACTAAACCAGTCCCCGATGCTGATCTTGTACCTGCGTCTGTCATTCTCGATGGTCCGCAACGCACCGTCAATCTCCGCCGCCATGTCCGCCGACAGCCCGTCGTATGAGAACCAGTCCCCGATGTACAGCTTCTCGACGTTCCCCTGCTCGCCCAGTTGCTGGAAGATGCCGCCGATCTTGGTTGAGACGTATTGCGGCGTATCCTCACGCACGAAAAACATGTTCGGGCCGATCTCGATGCGGTGCCGTTTCAACTCCGCGTTCCACGATTCGGCCAAACCCAGTATCTCCAACCGCGTCGTTTCGCCCAGCGTCTGCCAGTCGAACCAGTTGCCGATCTCGATCTTGTGCAGACCTAGCTCTTTGTTGACCGTCTCTAGGTAGGGTCCGATCTTGACTGTTTCAAAGCCCGTTTCGGCGTCAAACGTCCATTCGTACCAGTCGGCAATGTTGATGGTCGTCTTGTCGCCCTCGGGGCGGAATTCGGTTTTCTTGAGCAGCCCGCCGACGCGGAGGGCGACTTCCTTCTCGCTTTTGTGCCAGTCAATAAAATTGACGATGTTGAGCTTCGATACACCCTCGCCCGTACCGGCTACGGTGAATAGGCGGGCGAACTGCGCCCGCCACGCCGTGCCGAACTTCCAGAACTCGACCTTGCCCTCGCCTTCCCCAATCAGGAGTTGGAACAGCGATAGGTTCGGCTTGTACGTCAATAGTATCTCGTCCAGGCGCAGGGTAATCTCGCGGCCGGTCTGGTCCCAGTCGAACCAGTCCCCGATGGTGATCTTGGTAGTCGGCTTCTCTAGCGTATAGTCGCCTGTGATGGTCACGCTGCCCAGCGCCAGGTCGAGTTTGCCCGTCCCCATCTGCTGCGTCAGCGTCGTGACAAACTGCGTCGCCTGCGCCAGACCGCCGGTGACCCACTCGGAGAACGGGGTAAACAACTGCGTGAGCAGCGGCGCAGAGACCTGCAACAGTCCGTTGAACCCTTGCACTAGCCCCTTTAGCCCGTCACCCATGCCCTCGCCGAGCGACGCCTTGAGCGCAAAGACGGTGTCGCCCAACTGTTTCAACGACGCCTTTAGCGTATCGTTGCGTATCTCGGCGCTTTCCAGCGCGCTGGTGTTTTGGATAACGGCAAGCGCTTTCTGGTAGTCCGCCGTCGTGGTTTGCAGTAGCGCTTGCACCAGCGGCAGCGCTTCCTGCCCGAAGATACGCCCGACGTAGTCAGACGTCTGGTACGCCCCCATGTCCTTAAAGGTGACGCGCACCTGGTCCAACGTCTGTTCGTAGCTCTTGAGGTTGCCGTTGGCGTCGAAGAAGACGTTGCTGCCGTCTTTTGTCATCCACCCCAACTCCTGCATGGCGGCGGCGGCGTCCTCGCTTTTGGGGACCAGGTTCTGGATCATGTAGCTATACGCCGTGCCCTGGCGCATGCCGGACTTGAAGTTGAAGTCGGTCGTGGCGAGTGTGGCGTTGACCTGGTCGAGCGTGATACCGAATATAGACGCCGCGGGTCCGGCGTTGGCGATGGCGTGGCTGTAGTCCTGGATGTCCCACTTGCCGTAGTTCATGGCCCCGACCATGCTGTCCACAGCCTTCGCGGACTGGTCTGCGGTCAGGTTGAACATGCCCATTGACGAGGTGAGCGTGTCGGCGGCCAGGCCGAAGTCATTGTTGGTTGCGTTGGCGAGCAGAATTGTAGACTTGGTGACGCCGCCGATGGATTCTTGAACCGAAACGCCGTTCTTCGCCAGCGTCTCCATGACAACCGCGGCCTCGGCCATGCCGACGTTGAGCGTCGGGTCCAACGCCATGTCGGTGATGGCTTGCGAGATTTTGGCGGACTCTGCCGCGGTCGAACGGTAGATGGCGTTGACGTTGGCGAGCGCTTGCTCGTGTTCGGCCGCGGCCATCGTCGCGTCCCCGATAAACCCAACTACGCCCTGGGCGACTTTCCACGTACCCAGCGCCGCGCCGACGCCGATGGCCGCTTTCGCCAATCCGCCCATCATAGAGCCGCCCATGCTGCCAAGCCCCTGCAGATCGCGCTTGGCATCGTTGACGGCCCTACTCAGGTTGTTCCTGCCATTGATGACAACTTCGACGCTCGCGGCCATTTATCGTGTCCTGTTGCGCTGCTGTTCGGACTTCGCCTTATCGAGCTTGGTCCGTTCGTTCTCCCAGTGAGCGCGGGCATCCAACCGGATCGCGATCTCTTCCACCAGGTCGAACGGCGCGCTTTCGAGGTCTGACCAAGACCACCCCATCTCCGTCATGACGGCGATCTCCTTGCCGTATCGGGTCTCTAACGGCGTGGGGCGGTCTTGCATGATCAGGTATTCGTAAGCGCGCCGGATTCGTTTCCCTCGTCAGCCGTCACGTTATCGTTGATGTCCGACATGACGTCCAGCAGCTTGTCCGTGATCCACGTCGGCAGTGCGTCAATGTTGTCTACCGTCACGGGTCTGCCCTCGAAGCCAGGCCCTTCCCACGCCACGACCGCACGGTGCAACTGTTCGGCGCGCAACCGCGGATAGTCCATCTCGGCGGACTGCGTGAACGGGTTTACCTTGAACGCACGGGATGTCGCCTCACTCGCTTGCCCGTAGCTCAGCTTCCGCAACGTTACGCGGTTCTGTTCGTCCAGTTCGACGACCCGCGTCTGTTGGGTAAAGAAACTCATCTAGCCCCCCTGACTAGCTCGCTAGATTGGCGCGCGTGTTGGTGACTGCGACCTCGAACGCCAGATCGTCGGCGCTGCTGTATACCACATGCCCGTCAAACGTCACGGTAGTATTGCCGTCTGCATTCTGGTAGTCACTCACGCTGTCCCACTTGACGGCCATGTCGTGGTAGATGTTGCGACTGGCGCTGCTGCCGTCTGTGTCGAGCCGTACTAGCCGCACGGTTTGCGCCTCATACGCCGCACGTTCGGCGGCCACGGTGCCCGCGCTGTCTTCCAGTTCCAGTGTCAGGCTGACCGTCACCTCGGGCCGCGTGAACTTGTGCGCCGCAAAGTACAGGCTACCATCGCCTACAGGAACCGGCACGATGCCCGTGCGACAGCGGAGTTCCAGGCCCATCAGTACGCCACTTTCCTGCGTGGTCCCGACGGTCCCGCCGCTAGCGTCAATGTAGAGCTTGGTGCGCGCCAGCAGCGCTTCCTCGACGGTCAGGAGCGTGCTGAGACTGGTCGCCGTGCCGGTGTTTAGTTGCCGTCCTACCCAGTTGGCCGCTACGGTCAGCGGGCCACCTGCGTCCCCGCTGACGGTGAACTCCTCGACGAAGCAATACGGCATCTCACGGTAGTCGCCCGCAACAACGCTGTTCACCATCTCCAACGTGTAGGTCTTGATGGTGTTGACCGTGTTGCCCGTCGCCATCGTGTAGGTGTACGTGTATGGCGCTGCTGTACCCGTAGGCGTAGCGGTCATGATGCCCGCCTCGAGTATGTGCGGATACTGCTCGAACGTCAGCGGCGTAGCGGGCATGTTGCACCGCCCCAGATACGCCGCGGTGTAGCTCCGTTCGGACGTGAACAAAATGCCCACGTTCTCGTCCACCACTTCGATGCGGCGGTCGTCCGTCAACCCGCCGAACGCACCGCGCCATATCTCCGTGGCCGCGACCGCTGTGCCCGCGGTGGATTCGCGGCCAAACTGCATCTTGTTGTGATACCAGCCCCCATAGCTCATTCGTCACTCTCCTCCGGTTGCTCCGGTTGCTTGTCCGGCTTGCCCGGTTTCGGGGCCGGTGTCTCGACATACAGCACGACGCCGCTGGTGTTCTGCTGTTCGATAATCGTCGCACGCCAGCGCCGTGTCTCGTCCTCGTTTAGGTCGCGGGCCGGGATGCCCTGGATATAGCCCCCGCCCATGTAGACCATTGCCGCCATCCCGACCCTCCTAGTGTAGCTTGACGCTCAGTATGAAGCGCATCCCGTAATGCACGTAGTTGGCGTACTCCATCGGTCCCGCAACGTAGGCGACGGGAAACGCAATCGTTGCCCCTGCCGTAGCCAACGTCGTGTCGGCAATCAACGCCGCAATCACTCGGTCGGGCCAGATGTGGACCGCAGACATGGCCGCGCTGACGACCGTCTTGGCTTGGTGAATCTCGGCATGGACCACGTGAACCTGCTTGTCCAGCGTCGCCCCCATCGGCGTCAACGTCCCGTTGGCGAGATACACCAACGCAAACGGGAATACGCTCTCGCTTGGATTGGTCGGCGCGTCCAGATACGCCGCCTGGATGCCCGTCAGGTTGTCGAAGATCGTCTGCAACGCGCTCATGACGCTAGGCGTACTCATGGCATGGTGTCCCCGTCGTGCGCAGCGATGTCCATGTCCAACCGCATCTCCCCGCTATGCGTAGGTCCGCTGAGCGTGCCCAACACACGGTAGCGCACGCTGTCTACGACCACCACATCGTTGCGCCGCACGTCGGTCCCGACAGGCACATGCCCCACGTACTGTGCCACCCGCGCTTCGTACACTGTACCCATGTCATCCACCGGCGATAACATGCTGCGCTCTACCCAGATCGGGACCCCCGTTGCCACCGTGGTCAACGTGGTCAGTAACCTGCTGTTGGCATCTACCGCCTCGGTCGGGCGATATACCGTGGCGGTGTCGGTCATGGCGCGGCGGGCAATGCGCTGCGCCACGCCGGTCAGCGCGGCCGGGTTCATACGGACACCCCCTGCACCAGACCCGATTCGGGGTCACGCAACGGCCACAGGGCAACGTTGTTGTGGATGTGGCCGCATAGCACCCCGAAGTGCGCCACTTGCGCGACGCCCGCTTCTCGACAGTCCGCCGCAAACGTGACATCTACCGTGACCCCATCCTCCATCCGGAACGGCACGCGTTCCAGCGCATCACGCCGCACCAACGTGCAACCACAGCCGACGCCGTTGACCGGCACGACCTCGCAGCGTATGGCGTCCGCCAGAGCGTCGGGGTCCGTGCTGAAGCTCTGGCCGTGCCCCGCCCCGAGCTTGCGCGCGTTGACCACATACGTATGCCGCAGCATGTAGACTCCATATGCTACGGCCGCGCCGGTATCCCACAGTTTCCCAAGCGCGTCACTTGGGATAATCATGTCATGCTCAACGCACCACAGCGCGTCGTAGCCGTCCAACAACGCCTTGTCACGCGCCAACATGAATTGCGCCGCTACGTTGCGGAGGTCCGGCGCGGGATGCGGGTTGTGCCGCCCGATGACGTGCATCATGCGCCCGCTCCATTGCTGCATACCTACGCTCTTGACCGTTTCAGGGCGCAGCGCATCGCCATACGTCGGGGTATAGCACAATACGCGCGGCGTCACAGTAGCCTCCGGTAGCTCGCCAGAATTGCGGCGATATGCGGCGGCATGGGGTCCGCGGCGAACTGAGCGACCAGCGCGCTGTTCACTTCCACGGACGTGTAGCCCTCGGTCCCGCGCCGGTTCCATAGGAACGACGCCATCTGCAGCGTCGCTAGCCCGATGGCCGCCGGTGCGGTAACGCTGTACGCCCACTTGCCCGATACCGCAATGGCGTTTTCGGGATCGTCGGTGTAGGTCCAACTCTGTGCGCTGCTACCCTTGATGCGCAGACCGTAGTACGGAGCGGCGTTGAACGGCAGCGTCACGTAGTCGCCGGTCGTGACGGTCGTGCTGTCCCCGTTGGTGACGCTGTTGATGCTGCACAGCGGCGCGTCGAACCACAATTCGCGACCATGCACGTCGTCCACCGCGTGGAAGTAGCGCGTGGAGTTGGCGCCGGCCTCGAACGTTTGCCCGCAATAGTTGTCCACCGCAACCTGCGCCTGGTCGAGGTACAGTTGCAGCAGCGGGTCATCCGCCGTCGTCGTGATCCCCAACGTGGTCTTTAGTTGCGCCAACGTCGCGTAGCTCATGCCCCTGGTCCTTGCGCTGCCGGTCGCGCTTGGGTTTGGGCGGGTCGGGGATGACCTCGGCCACCCCCGCCCGCACCATCGCCGTCACTTGGTCAGGCCGGAACACGCTGTCGGCCAGGAGCATGCCCGGCGTATACGTGTTGACCGGCCTCAGTACTCGAATCATGCGGTGACGATCTCGTCAACGGATGCTAGGTCGCCGTCCCTCGCCGGTGCGAAGTTGCGCGGCCGCCCCAGGGCAATCACGCCCGCATCGCTCGTAGCGGTCGCGATGACCAAGCTGCCCTTGATGAAGCGCTTGCCCGCAGTGATGACCTCGGCCCCGCTGACCTCGACCACGACCTGCTTGTCGCTGTCGGTCCCCGCCTCGGTCAGCTGCGTGATGTTCTTCGCCAGCGTAGCGTAGGTGCCGCCGCTGGTCGTAGATGCGGTCACGTCGAAGTCGACCGTGGCGCTCGTGCCCAGCGTCCCGGCCATGACAACGAATGCCACGCGCTCCCAGTCCTGCATGTCAATTGCCGCAGTCAGGTATGTGCTGGCAGCATACGCGTCAGGGTCAATGATGCCGACCACAGCCCAATCGTCCGTGAAGAATGTGTTACCCATCGTTACGGTCCCCCTAGTCGTTGTGGTACAGGAAGGGGCTAACGGTGTACGCCGACGGACTCGCGAGCGTGATGTAGCTCTTGAGCCACGGCTTGCCGTCGAGCCGCTTCGTAAAGCGCCATGTGCCCTGGTCGGTCGTGAATGCCACATGCTCGCTGAAACTGACCGTCAGCCCCTGCCGGTCAAAGATCAGGTATGCGGACAAATCCGCCAGAATCGCGTCGTCGGTGTTCGGATTGGGCATGTGTTCGGACAACAGCACCGGATAGCCCAGAAGCGGTTGCGCTAACTGATTCGGGCCTCCAATGCCCTCGCGTGGCGCAATCTGCGGCATTGCATTGCCGGTCGTGCCAAACGTACTGCCCGCCAGGTCGGGGATTAGACCGGGGTGCATGATCCATACCGTGCGACCGGCGTACGGCCAGAACTGCGCAAGCATGTTCATGGCGTCGGTCAGCGCGAACACGTTGTCGCTCGCGGTCGTTACGCCGATGGTGCAGTCCGCTTCGAGAATGCCGACGGGTTGCCCCACGCCGGTCCCGCGCAGGAATGCGTAGTCCTCCATCGCGGCGACCGCTCGTCCGAACAACGCGGACAGCAGCGACTCAATCGCAATGGCGCTGTCGGCGAGTAGCTCATTGCTCACCGTAGTGTAGCCGCCGAGCTTGTGTACCCTCCACTCGATCTGCTTGAACGCGGGGTCGGTGCTGTTGAGCGTACCGGCCTCTTCCTCCCATGCCGCGACCACCCCGCCCGCGAATGCGCTGTTGCCTACGCCCGCAGTCGGCGCGGTGTACTGGTCGAGAGCAGGGATGCTACCGGCGTTGGTCGTGACGGGGATTACGGTCGCCCGCGGCCGCACGATGCTGGCGTTGTTGGCGACTTGCATCAGCATGGTCTCAAACTCGGGCGGCACCAAGAACCCGCCCGCTGCGCCGCCAGTCTCGCCAAGCGCTTTCGTCGTCTTGTAGACCTCGGCCAGGCGCTTGGTATCGTTGCGCTGGACCGCGACCAGGAAGTCGCCAAAGGTCTTGATCTGCGGGTCGGCAGCGCCCCCGTCCATTGTGACATAGCCCGCGTTCTTGACCTTCGGGCTGTCCTGAATGTAGGTCAGCACCTGGTTTAGCGCATCGGACAAGTCATTGATCTGGCCGCGCATCAGCTTCAGGTCCTCGTTTACTTCTAGACCCTGCGGCTGTGCGACCTGTTGTTCCTCACTCATCGTAGTTTCCTCCACAAACTCGAGAATCGGTAACGGCGGCTCGGTCTGCGGTTCGTCTGCGCCTTGCGCTACGGATGGCCCGTCCGTCTCCGGCAATAGCGCCTCAAACTCTCCGTCCAACGTCGCCAGATGTTTTATCAGGTCAACGCCCAACGTGCGCGGTTCCGCGGGCGTGGGCGTGAGGCTGAACTCCACAATCGGCCAGCGCTTGATGGCCTTCCCCTCGCGCTGCGTGAGATGCCCCACACTGCCCGATGACCATCCCAACGCGCCCTTTTCCACCAACGACAGCACGGCGTCCATGTACTGCGCGTGGCGGTCCAGCTCGGCCTCGACCCACAGTCCCACGTCGTCGGCCTCCACCTTCGTAGTCGCACCCAGCACTGCCTTGACGTGACCCTGCGCATGGTCGTACAGCACGAGCTTGGTCGGCGCGAGTTCGGGCATGAAGTCCGTATCAGGCCCAAACGTCTCGCCCTGCAGGTCCACGCCCCCGAAGACAACGCCATAGCCCGCAACCGTGGCGTGGCTGTCGGTCAGCGCCTTGAGTTCGACGCGTGTCGTGTATTCCATCGGTCCCCCCCCCTACCCCAGCGCGGCGGCCACTACCGCCTCGAAGTCCTTTTCAATTCCGGGCAATGCCGCGCGCAATACCTGCTCATCGGTCTGCCAACGGCCGCGATGCATCCACGCCTGGAATACCGACGATTGCACGAATGGCCCGTAAAGCACCTTGTTGCCGACCTTGCCCTGTACCCCGCCATTCGGTTGCGTCACGTTCGCGGTCCAAGACTTGCCTAGCACCGAGGTGCGCTGGTATCTCGACCCCGACGGCGCGGGCGGGTAGTCCGCCATCTTTTCCTGAATGAGATACACGGCCCGCCACATGGGGGCTAGCAACGTCTCTTGCGCCGCCATCGTGCCGAACTTGCGGTACAGTTCGGGCAGACCACGAATCTCCAGTTCAATCGCGGCCACGTTGATACTCCTGCTCAGTCATAATCATCGGCACAATCCAACAGCGGCAACCAGGGTGCGCGGGCGGGAATATGCCCTGCACGCCATCGGCTAGCGGCGCCGGGTCTGCGTTGCCCAGCGGACCGCAGATGGGACATACCCGCTCGTCCATTGCCGTGCGCCACTTGATTAGACTCACCACGCCGCTTTCCCGATAGGCGATGCGATTCGCTTCCGCAAACGCGCGTGTGACCTCGGTCGCGGCGATTAACTCTGCGCGTCTGCGGCCAAATAGACCGGTCAGGTCTTCCGTCAGCCCGCCCAGCGGGTCGCCATTTTGCATCCACCGCCCTATCGCCTGTTGCACCGTGCGCCGCGTGGTATCGTCAATGTCCCGAATCAAAGCGCCGGCGTGCTGTTCTGCCCACTCACGCGCCCGAACGTTGACCATCGTCCAGTCGAACCCGAAGCCCACGTTTTCAAACTGCCGTGCGGCCACACTGACGCCGAGGTCCGCAGAGCGGGTCAACTCGCGCGCCAGGATGTCTCGCACCCGCTGCGGCATGGCGGCGTTGGCCGTCACTGCACGCGCTACGTCGGTCGGGTCCATATCGTCTGCCCCAGGCGGTAGCAACACGGCCATGTGGTCCTGCATAGCGTTGGCCAGTTCGCGTGCCATGCGCCGTTCTATGCTCATCCGCTCGTCACGTTCCGCTTCGTCGTCGTCCGGATTCAACTGCAGTATCATCGCCTTGATCCGCTCAGGGATACCCGTGCCATGCCAGACGAAAGGGGTCTGCAACCGTGGCTGCCTCCATGCCCTCGACAATGGCGCGCTTCTCGCTGTCGCTCAAAACGGTACTAGCAAACTGTGCCACGTCGGGCGATTTGCGTTTCCGCGCCCACGCCCGCAAGCGCCGCATCTCGGCCTGCCGCTCCGCGTCGTCTATCACCGGCATGGTCACGGGCGGCGGCATCTCAGCCGGGTCCGGTTCCTCCGGGTCTAGGTCCGCATACTCCATATCCGCGGGCAGGTCCACGCCCAGAATCTCGGCGGCGATGGATAACTTCATGCCCGCATCTACATACATCTTGATGGCCGCGGCCCGTTCGTTCTCGTCGGCCTGGTAGATGGTCATCTCCTCGGGCCGGAAGCCGAACGTCAAGCCCAGCGGCTCGAATAGTTGCACGTTTAGTTGCCGCGCGATGCGCGTCGCCTCGGGCAGTACGGTCAGGTTGTAAAAGTTCAACTCGTCCTGTTGCGCCGTGGCATAGTTGGCCGCGTTCGCCATGACCAGACTGGACGGTACACCTAGCGCCGTGGCGATGTCGGTGCGCTTTTCCGCGGTCAGGTCATTGTTGGACAACTCCCCGATGCCCTCGCCCACCACGGTGGATGTAATCGCATCGGCGTTGATGACCGCATTGCCCCAACTGTTCCGCATCCCCGTCATAAAGCGGTTCCACCACGCGCGCACGCGCTTGCGCTCGGCCTCCGGCGTGGCCGACGGGATCGCCAGCAGCGTAGCTTTGACGGCTCCGCGCTCGAAGTAGCTCGCGACGAACTGGTCCATGTTGTACAACACGCCCGCTGCAGACATGGCGGCCGCGGCCGGTGGCGTGCGCGGCCGCGTCTCGTGTTCCCCGCGCAACCACACCCACACCACGTCGTCGGTCGGCATAAAGAACGGGTCACGTCCAGGGATGTGGCGCTCAAAGCCCGTCAGTCCTGCGTCCCCGTCCCACAGCGGTTTCATCGTGGCCGACATGAGCCAGCGCACCAGCGCCAACCGTCGCCCGCGGCGTTGCTGCTGCCAAAACGCCTGTGACCCAAAACATAGTTCTGCCTCGGTTTGCGCCAACAGGTCGGGCAGGTTCCGCAACGCCTGCAATTCTGCCGGCGGCGCTGAGTCTTTGCTGGTCCACACCTCGTCGTCGCCGCGTTCGATGGCCCACGGCAAACCCGCAATGGCGTTGGCGCGCACGTCAATACAGCGATACAGGAACGCGACCGATTGCGCTAGCTTGCGGTCTTTGTTCTCACCGTACGTGCCGGAGATGACGCGCCAGGCTTCTTCGGGCAGGTCATTGATGTTGACGGTCTTTGCGCCGTCAATCAGTTGATAGTGCAGCGCCATATCCCCCATGCCCTCCACCGTAGCACGCATCCGTTGCCAATTTGTCACTACGCCAGTAGCCACGTCTCGGTGGCCGCCGCCTGCCACGCGATGGCTAGCGACATCACGCAGTCATCGTGCATCCCGTCCGGCGCGCCATAGCGAATCAGGCCCGTCGCGGTGCGGTCCATCTCGTACGCTTGCAACTCGCCGACCAGCACGGGGTCGTCCAGAATGGCGATGTCCCCGCGCTCAAACGCCAACGCCAGCGCGTCAATGGCAACCTGCTTGGTCGCCTGCGTCGTGTTGAACGCCTGCACCGGCATCCCCTGCCGCCGCAGTTGGTCAATCAGCGGCTCGCCCATGCTGTTGCTTTCGGCAAGCACCGTGTACGGTCGGAACCGCTCGTACAGCGCCGTCAACCGGCCAAGCTGGATCACGTAGTCAATCTGGTTGAAGCGGTCCAGATACGCCATGCGGCGGTCGGTCACGTCGAGGACGGTCAGCACGGTGAAGTCGCCCGACTTGCCCCAGTCCACGCCGATGGCGTACTGGTGTCTCGCCGTCGGTTCGCTCTGCCATTGTGCGGTTGCGGCCTCACGCACGCGGCGGAACACCCCGCCGCCGTCCTCCAAGAATTGCGCTTGAATCTCCTGGTTGTACACGCGTTCGGGCATGGTGCGCCGCATCTCGGCTATCTCTTCTGCCGAGATAGTGCCCACGCTGCTGGGCATCTGCCACGATACCCAGTCCAGCATCGTCGGGTCTTGTCCCCACTGCCACATCTGCCAGAACGCGTTGCGTCCTTTGGGTGTGGATAGGAACCACGCGTCGCCGCCGTAGTCGGCCAGCGTCGGGCGCAATGCGTACTGCCACGTGTCCATAAGCGTCGGCACCATTGCCGCTTCGTCTACGATGATACGCGCGTACTTGCGCCCGCGTGCCACATCGGGATTGTCCAGGCTCCAAAACTCCAACAACCCACCCGTGAGGAATTCCAACCGCCGCTCTTGTACATTGCGGCGCACGGTAATCGGTCCGAACGTTCGCACCGCTTCACGCCACACTTCCAGTAACATCTTGTACGTCGGCGAGAACCACCCCACCGGATACGCCAACGTGCGCGGTGTGGCGCAACGGTCCAGACCAAGCACGGTCTTGCCCGCACGCCTGCCCACGTTGACTACGTTGAAGCGCCGCGCCTCACGCACTACCGTCTGCTGCCACGGTAAGAGCCGCGGGAGCGTCAGGCGCAACGTCAATGTATTCAATGACAATCCGGCTCGTACTGCTATCGGTCGGTCCCCCACTCAATAGCTGCAACTTGTCCACAATAATTCCCAGGGCTATCGCCAGGTCACGATAGCCCGCTTCTTCGCGCTTGCCCGCCATCTCGACCAGAATCTCGGTTGCTTCCTCGCGCAACATGTCGCGTAGTTCGGCGCGCTTGACTTGGATGATATGCTGCGGCGCTCCGGTGCGCTCGCCTTTAGCCCAGCGTTCAATCGTGCGGCGCGGGATGCGGAACCGTTCCGACACGCGTGCGGATGCCCCCGGCGTGTCGGGATAGCCCGCCGCCTGGAGAAATGCCATCACACTAGCGATTGTTTCATCGGAGTACCGCGGGCGTCCCATAGGTCACCGGTTCACCACCTGCACGTAGATCGTGCGCTCGTCGGTGCGGTTCGCCGTGGTCACAATGCGGCATACCACAGCGTAGCTCTCCCCCGCCGTCCCGCCCGACAGCCACGCCCGCACCGCCGTGTTGGTGTTGACCAACGCGCTGCTGTCTACCGTCAGTCCCGTCGGCGCGGTCACCGTGTGGCTACTGATCGCCTCGGCGCTAGCTAACCAGTCGCCGGTTCCGGTCCCGTTTGTCAGCGACTTCCAGTCCCACACGTAGTCGAGTATGGCGGAGGGGTCCTTTAGGAACGCGTTGCTGGTTGTCATGCGAGCCGCTCCTCGCTGTCTATCACCTCGGCGACCGCCACGCCCAACGGCAGCGGTTCGTCTTCGTCCTGCGCCGCGGTCGCCAGCGGCACGCTGGGCGTCACGTACGGGTTGTGCGTCGGGAACACCGTGCCGTCCGGGTTGATATGCCGAGCGTACAGGTTCGTGTCAACCAAGAACGGGAATCGCTTGTCGGGCAGGTTGTCCACATACGCCCCCCATCCCGCCTTGCGCAGATAGTCGCCCTCAATGACGCGCTTGCACCACTCCAGGTCGGACGTGCCGGACACCGTGTTGTACTGCCCGCTGGCCGGGTCGTACCACGCCCGCCGCGGCGTCTCGAACACACGCCGCGTGGTCACGCCACGCACCTGGTATTCCTCGCTGTCCTTCCACATCTCCCGCAGCACCGCATGGTGGACCAGCAGCAGTCCGGTCGGCACGCCGTCGGCGTAGACCAGGTCGCCCATCTGCCAGTTGCGGTATGCGCCGGTCCCACGGCCACGGTAGACCAGCGGGTCGCTAGGCCAACCGCGCGTGAAGTACAACCCGCTCACAATCGGCGTGCGCTCGTCGCTCATGTAGCGGTCCAACCGCACCGTGAAGTCCGGCATCGGGCACACGTCATGCTCCCACAACAGCAGCCACTCGTAGTCGGCCTCAAGGCAATGCTTGACGATCAGGTTCTGCGCGTCGTCTACCTGGTAGCGCAACGGCATGTAACTGTTGAGGTACGACAACATAGATACGTGCGACCAGTTGCACGGAATGAGTTGTCCGTAACGCGCCTCTACCCACTCGATGCGCACCAACCCCGTCACCGCCGTCCCTACCAGGATACGGTTCACGTAGCCCGGGTCGCCGCTGTCGTGGACAATGGTCCTATATCCCCGCACCGGACTATCGCTCACCGTACACGTCCTCTCGCTTGACCAGAATCACCTCGATGTTGGCGCTAGGGTCCCACGCCAGAAACTCGATGCGCCACGGCTTCGGCTTGTAGATGCTCCACAGTAACCCCTGCGTACTCGGTTCCTCAGGGTCAAAATACGCCCACGTCGTCTCATTGCACGCGTTGCAATGCGTCGGGTCCTGCAGATACCCCTGGCTATTGCCGTGCGGCAGCGCCAACGCCGCCTTGCCGCCGACCTGCATCACGCGCCACAGTTCGTCCATCCAGCGGATGAATCCGAACCGCGCCGGATAGATATGCTCGACCACGTGCGACGCGACCGCCACCGTTACGCACGCGTCCGGCAGCGGCCACGGGTACACCTCGAAGTCATGCACGATGTCTACGCCAGGCAACGGCCTGACGTCCATCCCCACCCAGTCCGCGCCTTGCTTGTGCGCGCCGCACCCGATGTCGAGCCGGATGCCCGCCCTTTCCCGTAGGAGTTCGTCTATCACATTACCCCGATTCGTTATGTGAAGCTCACGGTATAGGTTACGTTCACCGCCTGATTGGTCGCGACCGTGCTGCTGGCATACGTATTGCCCGCGAATAGCGTCCCGTTGCTGCTGCTGTTGAACAGCCCGATGTTGCTGATGTTGCGGCTAGCGGTCACGAAGTTGTCGCTAGACGCGAACGTGGCAGTCAGTTGCAGCGCCTTGCTGCTGCTCGAGGTCGCCGCGGTGACGGCCTTGCGTACGGCCTCACCTAGCTCGCCGGACAACGTCGTATCCGCCGCCGCCGGTGCGCCGCCGGTGCCAAGCGCCACATGCGACACGTACTTGCTGCCGCTGATACTGCCGAGCGCCGACACCAGGAACTGGTTGAATCCCAGATTGGTGATCTGGTTCTCCAACCACCCGCTGTCGCCGACCACGGTCCCGTCGTCATCCGCCACATGTACGCGGAACATGCCGCGCACCTTGATCCCTTCCTGCATTGTCTAACCCTCCCCGATGGTATAGGTGCGGTCCTCGTAGGCTACCGCAAATGTCCGGTCATCCCATTCGACCGCGAACGTGCGGTCATCCTGCGCTATGGCAAATGTCCTGCCGTCCGGCGTGACAATTGACCCCACAAACAGCCATACAGCATCGGCCACGGCGACGGCGTCTGCGATGCCCAGGAAGTAGGCGTTCACGCCCATCTGCGGCGTGTCCGTAACGGCGACTGCGTCGCTTGCCGTCAGGTTCCACAGGTCGAAGAAGTGGCCGACCGTTTCGCCCGCGGCCACCGCATCTGCAACCGACACCGACAGCGGCGCGCTCAGCAGCGGCGTGTCGGTGACGGTGACCACGTCGCCGACAGACAGCGCCCGCCCGACATCCAGCGTGACCGTCTCGGCAATCGTCACCGTCTCGGTGACGCTGGCGAGCGCCGCACCCGTGACGCCGAATACCGTCTCGGTCACAATCACCGTCTCGGTGACGGTGATGCTGATTGCGCCCGCAGTCCCGATGCTGACCGATACCGTCTCGCCTACGGTCACGGCCTCGACCACGCTAACCTGCGGTGCGCTAACCGTCAGGCTTGCGGTGTCCGTCGCCGCCGTCGCGTCGCTCACGCTGACGTCGGTTGCGCCAAGCGCCGGTAGGTTCACCGTGGCCGCATCGGTCGCGACTACAGTATCACTCGCCGCAATTGACAGATTGGCAACTAACGTGGTCGGTGCGTCTGTCGCTACGACCGCGTCGCTCACGCCAACCGGCAGCGACGGCAACAGCGCCGCTACAGTGTCCGTGGCTACGACCGCGTCGGCTACGTTGACGTAGTACTGGCCCTCGAGTTGCCGCACGACCGTCGCGCTGTCCGCCGCTGCGGTGACGTCCGTGACGCTGACCTGCGGATCACTGACCGCGACCGTGGTCGTTTCGCTTGCCGTGGCGCTGTCGGCCACGTTGACCTGCGGCGCGCCGGTCGCAACCGTGGCCGCGTCGCTGACCGCCGTGCTATCGCTAACCGACGCCTGCGGCGCGGATACCGCCGCGGCAGGGCTGTCGCTGACCGCAGCGCTATCGCTAACCGCCACGCCGCCCAGCGCCGGAACTGCCACGGTCGGTGTGTCCGCGGCCACGGCCGCGTCGCTCACGTTGACGTCCAGCGCGCCCGTCACGCTGATGGACACCGTCGGCGCGTCCGTGACCGTGACCGCTTCCGATACTCTGATTAGCGGCGTGAAGCTGTCGAGCGTGCCCAGCGTCTGCGAGACGATTGAGTAGTCGTCGCTATCAATCGTCAACGTGACCGCAGCGTGCGTGTCCGCCGTGAAGTTAACGCCGCTGACGTTGGTCATGTTGCGCGTGTCGTCAATCACGCCCAAATACCACGTCGCCGCGCTGCTGTCGTAGTAGTCCGCAATCACGCGCAGCGTCGTGTTCGGCGTATCCTCGAGCCAGCGCACACGGATGATGTCATTGCGCCCTGGGATGCGCTGCCCCGACGTGTGGTCCACCGGCAGTTGCCACGTCGCATATTGCACCGCGGACAACGTCCAGGACTCGTACACCAGATCGACCGTGCTACCCTGGTAGACCGGCACGATCTCGAGATTCTCCTCGAACGCGACGCTCTTGCGGAACCCGATCATCGGACCGAAGAACTCGCCCACGCCCTCGGGCGGCCACGGCGGAGTAACGCCGCCGACCCACTCGATGACGACCTGCGCCCAGCCGCCCGACAGGTCCGGCATGCGCTCGTGGTTGACGCCCGACTGCAAGCGCGATTCGGCGTAGAGACCATACGTCGCGTCGAGTGTGTTTTGCGTCTCCCACGTGCTGTAGTGGAACCCGACGTTCTCGCCGCTCTGGTCGGTAAACGACTTCGTGTACAGCGTGCCCGTGGGCCGGTTGTCCGTGCCGCTAGGCGTGCTGGCGGTCGAACGCAGACACCAGTCGTCCACATAGACGGTCAGGTCGTCCGCACTGTTGGTACGGACGATGCCCATCTCCAACCGGTCGTAGTTCGTGCCCGACGTGCCGCGCGTGAACCATCCGTAGAACACGCCGTTGATCAGAAACGCAAACGCACGGTCCAGGTCGCCCGTGTTCTGGCTCCACAGCCCAATCTCGACCTCGACCCACTGGTCGGTCGGGAGCGTGGCGGACACCTCGTAGACGTGGTTCGCGCCGTTTGTATGCCCGACAAATGCCAGCTCCGCGTTCTCCAACAACCGCAGGTAGAACCCGTTGCCGCTCGATGACGGGTAGATGCCCGCAAGGTCTATGTACTCCGTGGTCGTAATGGCGGACGCCGTGGCTGACGGTACGTACAGCCGCGCCCGCTGCCACGTGTACTCCGCCGTGGACGACGGTACGGACGACCACGAGGACGAGTAGTCCGCATCACGCAATGCCGCCGTAGCGCTGCTGTTCGTCGTGCTGCACAGCGCGCTGTACGTGCCCGCATACGCCTGCGCGCTAGAGCGTGTGACCGTGCTGCCCGCGCCGGACGTGACCTGCGTGAGTGACCAGAACGCGGGATCGTACTCGAAGCGCTCCCACGTGTACCCGGGTGATGTGACCGTCGGGTAGTCGGACACCGCGGCCGCGTCGCTCACGCTGACGGCCAGCGTATCGCCCGGCAGGGCGACCGTGGCCGTGTCCGTAACCGTCGTGCTGTCCGTCACGCCGATGTACAGTTGCGGGACCAACAGCGTGACCGTCTCGGCCACTGCCGCACTGTCGCTCGCGCTTAGCCCGTATTCGGTTGTGATCGAGACGCTGAGCGCAACCGCTTCGCTGACGATTGCGCTGTCGCTCGTCGTCACCTGCGGACTGCGATACTCCAACACGATCTGACCGGCAGCGTAGTAGTCCGCATTGCCCGCCGTCGCCGTGACGGTCCCCGTCGCTCCCGCCGCCGTGTACAGACTGTCCGACAGCGTGATGCTGATGTTGCTCGTGCCCGTACCGCTGCGCAGGTCTACACGTTCGGTGTACGCCTGCGGCGACGTCGGCGCGGTCCACGTCGTGCCGTACATGTTCGACGCCACATGCACCACACGCGCATTCGCACGCGCCGTGGTCACGGTCGGCGCAGACGCCGATGCGCTGCTCGTGTTGACGTCGCTGACCGCCGACGTGACCGGGTCGTCGGCGTTGAAGTAGCCGACAATCATGCCCGCCCACTCGTAGCCGGTGACTACCGTCCACGTCCAGTTGGACGTGCTGTCATCGGCGGACGTGAGCCGATACCAGTACGTGCGCTGCGTGTGCGTGCGCGTACCGATGGTCTCGGTGTAGATTTGTTGCCAACCGGACGGCGGCGTAACCGATGGACCCGCACTCTCCCACGCTATCGCGGCAATCAGCAGGTCGCCCGCCGCCACGCCCGCAGGTTTGTTAATCGTGCAACTCGTCGAAGCGGTGGTCGCGCTGTTGGTCGCATGGGCGATGTACAGCGGCGCGCTGCTGTCGCGCTTTAGCGACGGCGCGTCCGTGACGGCCACACTGTCCGTCACGCTGATGACAACCGCGCCCTCGGTCGGCACGCTGAGCGACGGCGTGTCCGTGACCGTCGCACTGTCGCTGACGCTACGGTACAGTTGCGGCACCAGCAGCGTCACCGTCTCGCTGACCGCCGTGCTGTCGCTAACCGACGGGTTGCCGCTACTGCTGAGGTTGCCGCCTTCCCAGTTGTCGCCCGTGCCGCCGCTGACCTCGTATCCGGATAGACCGGCATAACCGGATGAGATGGAGCTGTCGGTCTGCGCGCCGATGGTGCTATACGTCGAGCCGTTGCGCTTGGGCGTCAGCGTCGTGCCGGATACCTCCAACCGCAGGACGTCGCTGTTGCTCCATGCGCCGCCCGCGCTGCCGATCTGCGTCCAGGTCCCCGATACAATCTTGTACAGATACGATTCTGTGACACCGGCGTATAGTCCATACCCCGTCGCCGCCGATGCATGGCAGCGCACGGCAACGCCGATGTAGCTCGAGTCAACCGAGGTTATGGACACCTGCGCGTACTGGTTCGCATCGAACGTATCCGCGTTCCAGTGCGCCATGTCCTCGCCGCCGCCGCCGTCTGCACGCACCGTGTCCGTGCTGGCGGTAACGGCAAACGCGCCACTGTTTGCCGTCCAGTTGGCGCTATATGCGGTCAGACTCTGGTCGGTGCCGGTGGTAAATGTGTCGGTCGCCGGAAGCGCCATGCGCTACAACTCCACGGTCCCCATATGGACCACGCGGTTTGCCCACACGTCGCCGAACGTCCTGTAAATCTGCCGCAGCGTGACGGTCCCCGTCACGCCGGACGTGTCAATGCCCAACTCCGCGGCGGTGTCGAGCAGGAACTGCTGCCCCTGCGCCGGTATCTCCTGCCACGTGCTGTCGAGACTGTACCCGTCGGGCACAATCGGCACGCCAAACTTGCCGTGCAACCGCTGGGCGTACTGGAAGACGCCAATCACCGTCCGCAGCACGGTGCGCCACGCGTCCGCAGACTGCACCCAGTTGCCGGGTATCTGCAACGCCTCCAGCGCCGCACGCGTGCCGGTCACGGCGCTGCCGACCGTATCGTCTACGTTGGCATGTAGCACGATATGGCGGCAGTCAGCGTTGGCGATCAGCCCGTTGTGCTGCGTCGTACTCACGTCGGCCCACAGCACGGCCACGGGCATGAGGCCGTAGTCCTGCATGGCCCACGGCACGTCAAGCCCGGTCGGGTTCATACGCCAGCGCAAGTACTTCGGACCACGGTAGTTGCCCTGCACGGCCAGCGCCATTGCGTACCAGCGGATCGCCATGTTTTGTGTGCCTCATGTACCGATAATCTGCTACAACGTCACTACGCAATCTGCGGTCACACGACCGGCAGATACAGCTCCGTGCGTTCCCGCAATGCCACGTAGCGCCGACCTAGCTCGGTCAAATTGCCGTCGTGGTCGGCCAGGCCGGATTGCGACCATGCCAGCGACCTGGTATAGTCCAGACCCGCATACCAGTACGCCATCACGTCGTTGCGCTCATGCAAATACTCCATCAACCGCAACTGGTCGGCGAAGTCGGTAGACCACGCCAACGTCTCGGTGATGGCCACGGGTCCGGTTAACCCGTGGTGCGCCAGCCAGTCCCCAAAATTGTCGTAGCATTCTGACCACTCGTCCGGCGTACGTGGCCCGTAAATATGAACATGCCATGCGCCCGTGACCGGACCGCCGCACGCCAGATACTCCTCCAGCCACCGGTAGCCGTCTGCGTCCCAGACCACGCCAGGGATTGCGACTGACGCATTCGGCGCTGCCGTCTGTAGACGTCTAACCGCTTCGGCGAACTGACGGGGGGCAGTGGCGCTCTGGTCGCTGCGGTCCGGTTCGTTGCCCGCATACCACGCGCATCCGGATTGCGCCATCAGCGCACACGCTGCAGCAAACGGCTTGGTCGGATAGCCCGTGTCGTCGGCGTTGCAGCGCCACAGCATCGGCGTGTAGCCCGCCACGCCGTAGTCATGTTTCCAGTTGTACCAGACCGGTTGCCCCAACCGGCTCAGTACACGCTCGGTCCAGTCCTCGCCCATCTGCCACGGCATCGCCACGCCAAGCGTCATTCCGGCCATCCCCGTATAAACAGCGGCGCTAGCGCCACGACCAGGAATACCGCCACGGCCACCAGGCACGCCATGTCCCACACGTTGTCGCTCATGCGTGCGCCTCGTCCCACAGCGCGCCAACATAGTTCCCGTTGCCGTTTGCGGACGGCTCTACCACCGGCAGACAATGCGGCGAAAACCACACCGTCTCCCGATACCGGTTCCCGTTGTCTCTCTCCTTACGCGTACTCGTATAGCCGT